AGGCGTCATGCACGGAGCGCCGCTTGCGTTGACGCTTCTGAAGTGTGCCCGCAACCGCTTCACCAGTTCCTTGATGTCCGTAGTCATTTGCGCTCCATCAACCGTTCGGCTGCTGACCGAATGAAATCAAACAGGCACCTGTTGCACTGGCACTCAAGGTTGTGCATGTCGGCGGTTCGGAATGGGTTTTTGACATCGTAGGCATCAACAAAACCCTTCAGCCTTGCGGCAACTTCTTTGTCTGTCATTTGGCCTCCGTGAATTTGATTGGCGCGGAACAGAACTCGCACGCGCCCTCCGGCTTGTAAAAAATTGGGTTCAGTCCAAACTGAGGGCGACACCCTATGAACAGCCAGTCCTCTTTGCCTCGCTTCCACTCACACACAGCAGTAGCATCGCTACGCTCTGCGGGCGCGGGGACACAGATGTCATTCATCCCGCCCGTGTACCCCTGTTCCATACGCAGGACTGTTCCCGCAATGGTTTCTTTGATCGTAACGGGCGCGGATGTCAGGACGATACCTGCATCATCGTGCCCATCCTCACGGGTAGAGCCACCCGCCACCTTCTCCCCGGCATCGCTGCCGAGGATTTCGTTGAACAGTCTCTCAAGGGCTTCAGTCGGCCACTTGATTTCCCAGGTGTCGTCTTGAAGCGGTGGCGGTGGCGCTATCTCATCCCGCAGCGCCCGTACAATCGCGGCGACGCCTGCGCGCGTCCCTTCGGCATCGTCCAGCTTTTCGCAATAGGCTTTGTCAAAAGCCTGCACCAATTCATCAACTGTCTTGCTCACGCTGTGCCTCCTACCGTTCCGAGATGTCATCAGGGACCGGGGTTGTCCCTGGCTTCGCTTCCTGAAGGCTCTGAACAAGGGCGTTTGTAAGTTCCGCAGTCTTGACCGGCGGGAATTCCTCTTCGGCGTCGATTTCCCCGCGACGCAGGGAGGCGTAAGACACCTTGAGGTTGGCAAGGTCCACGGGGGTGATGGTGTCGGCCTTGGCCCCCATCTTCGCTTCGATGCGTTCGCGTGAAATACCAATGGAAGCAAACGCTTCGACGGCAGACGCAATCCGCTTGGCAAGGGGGATTTCACTATCCCCACGCTCTAGGGTTTCTCGGCACCATTCCTGCGCGTCCGCCACCAGCCATGAAGGCAAGGCGCGGAACAGCATCTCACGCAGACGGCGGGCCGCATTGTTGGCGTTGTTCTCGTAGATGTCCCGCATGTCAGTCAGGATTTCAGCCCCGCCGCGCTTGTCTCGCTTGTGGGGAACAATGAAGGTGGTCGAGGGGCGCACGTTGGTCTGAACGTCCCAAGCAAAGGCCAGCATTTCGCTTTCCCCGCGCTCGTCGTTGCGCGAGAGTTCGGAAACCCCGTAGGTGATATTCCCCCAGCACCGGGCGAGTTCAGTGGCAAGCTGGATTGATGGGCCGGTTACGTTTTGTCCGCCTCTGGGGAACTTGTAAAAGGCGCGCTCTGCCAGCGTCATCAGCCCGCAGCTTTCCTTGATTTGCTGAATGGCGCGGGTGACATCGCGGGGCATACGTTGCGCAACGACCACCATTGCCTGCACTTCCGCAATTGCCCGTGACTGCTCAATGCTGGTTGCCTGAGAAGCGATAAACCCCTGAGGGTTTGAAATAGCCTGCTGAAGAATTGCTTTCTTGCTCATGTGTTTTGTCTCTCCTCGTTTGTCTGGAATTCGCCATCGCTGTGCCTGTCGAGCAGGACTTTTTCAGCCCAAGCGGGCATCTGAATCTCAATCGGGGCCTGCGCGTATCCGGGCCATTCGCCCTTATCCAAGGCCCTGGCCAGTTTCCGTAAGGCGGAACGGTTTAGAAGCTTGCCCCATTCAATGTCGGTGTCTCGCATAAGGGCGAGCGTTGCCACGTATGGTGGTTCTTTTTCCTGCACCACGAAATAGTACGTTGGGTTATTCCACCCAATGATTTCGCGGATGCCTTCAAGGCAGAGTGCGGCGCCCTGATGATAGCCAAGTTCATATGCCTGGCGCTGGAAGTCAGCCGGTCTCGCACTACGCGACGTCTTGAAGTTCGGAACAAACTGGATTGAGTTCGGCAACCAATCCGGCCTTGTCTTCAACCAAATCCCGGTTTCCTTATCCTTCCAGATCAAACTTTGTTCCGGCTTCCCATCCTTGAATATCTTGGACAGAAGCGGGCTAGAGGCAATCACGCGCGACATGGCCTTGATCGTTTCGTACTGATCCGGCTTCACAATCGTGCGGGTTTCCATCTCTTTCCATGAGCGGGCTTCCTTCGTCCTGAAGTCCGGGTAAGGGCTTATGACGAAGTACTTGTTCCACTCAGGTTCGCCCAAAATCATGGCGTGGGCAGCGCGTCCGAACGAAAGCGCAGCCGTGTCAAACTGCGGGCGCTTCGGGTTCAAGTAGCTGTCGTGCCAGTAGTGGGCCAAAGACTGGTTTTCAATCTTCACCAGCCCGGAACCGGACACGCTGGGGCCTTCGCAACAGTCCCCGTGATAGGTTTCCATTGGGATGTCGTAGAGGCCAGGCTGTGTAATCTTCATGGCTTCACCCTCTTCGGGAACGGGTGGGACGGGATGCGACGGCCCTTCTTGCGGTAGGCAATCGACGCTTCATTCAGGACTATCGGGCTTCCGTTGTTGTCATGCCCGATGACGATTGGCGGGTTGACTGCCTTGCCCAACACAGCCGCTTCGTGCGCTTCGTGGGCACGCTGCAACCGCTTGGCCTTGGCTATCTTGTGCAGGTCGCCGTCCACTACGGTTGCCTTCCGCCCATTCGTCTTCGTGGCCGCGCATTCCTTATGGACAAAGCGCAGGTTCGTTTCGTCACTCGACCCGCCCAGTTCATGGGGGACCATGTGTTCCAGCACGCGGGCGTCCATCGCAGCCAATGGCGTATGACAGATAGGGCAGCGAATAGCCCCGTGTTCTGCCTGATTGATTGCTACATTCACCCGGACGTGGGCGGGGATGTTGGGGCGCTTGGTCATTTGCCCTCCGGTGGGGTTTGTAGGGTCTTTTGACATTCGCACTTGTCAGCGTGCGGCGCGTGCCACGTCTTGCAGCCGGGGCACTGCCATGCTGTGCGTGGTGGGAACTGGCGGGCGTAGACGTGCTGCCAGTCGGGATACATTTGATACGGCTCACCGCTCATTTGCCGCTCTCCTGTGCCGCTTTGATTAGGGCCGCGTAACGAACCAGCAGGGCGGGCTTGCTCATCGGGGCCGCTTCCGTCCATGCTTTCTTCATCGCCTCCGTTGGTTCTACGGGGACGATTGTCAGCCCTGCCGCCTTCAAGCGCGCTTCAAGGTCTTGGGCGAAACCGTTCGGCCAGAACCCACTCCAATCGCGGTGACAAGTTCTGAGAATTTCGAACCCAATCATTTGCACGCCTCCCGCACGCCAATGGCGCACTCCAGAAGTTCTTCAAGCGTCTTCATGTGCTCGCGTATCCACTGCAAGTCTTCGTCGCTGGGGTGCTCGTGCAGCTTGCCAACGCAAGCCCCGAACCCCATGCGAAGGCGCTGCCACGTTGCCGCTTCGGCTTCCATCTGCATGACGTACAAGTCAGACTTTCTGCGCGCGATCATGTCCGACCCCCTTCAAGTTGAGTTCAGCAATGTCCAGGTGGCGCTTGATGCCTTCAGCGGACCAACCCGCATTGCGTAAGGTACGCTCGCAATCTGCCCGGGTAATCTGTCCCTGACAGAAGCGGGCAAGGGCTAGGCGAACTGCCCCAGCTTTGTGTTCCCTATCGAAACTGAGCACGTGATACCTCCGCGTAGTAACCGGGTTTCAGGTGGATGCGATCCTGTTGATCAACGTCACAGGCGGAACGAATGCGCACCGCCGCGTCGTATCTTCCCAACTGGAAACACACCAACATGCATCCGAAGACGATGGCACCCGCGACAACGCAGGCGGAAAGCTGGGAAGCCGTCATTGTGCAGCCCTCCTGAATTCCGAGTACATCGTGGCAAGCGTGGGGTTGTAGGTCTGGCGGGTGTGCCGGTCGTACATCTCGCCATCCTTCAGCCAGTTGGGGCGGGACTGCGTCCAGCGTTCCATGATTGGCTTGGATTGATTGGCCTCATACGAGGCTTCGAGCCAGACGGCTTCAGCGAGTGCAATCATGGCAGCACCACGGCGCGAAGGGCGGTTTCGTATTCGTTGTAGGCGCGAGCCCAACGCATAACCGCCGCGTCATATTGAAGGCGCGTCTGGCTGTTGTCGTGGCGGCTGTTGGACAATTCGTCCTTGCGCTTTTCCAAGATGGTAAGGCGCTCGCGAAGAGCGAGAAGTTCCGGGTGGTTCTCGATGGTGTCGAAGTCTGTCTGTGTCATGGCGAACCTCAGACCGGATGAATGAGGTTGAAGAACTTCGCCGTCTGGAATGACGCGAAGCTGCGGCGGTCCTTGCTGCCCACGATTTCGAAGCGGGCGGTGAGGTAGATTGCTTTTCCGAGTGAGTAGAAGTTCATGTCCGTGTTCCCGAGTTGTTGGACTTAACCTAGACATCGAAAAAAGCATTTGCAAGGGTTATTTTCAGAATTGACAAAATAATTTATTGCGGCTAGGTGTTGGGTATGGACAAGAAAGAAATTGCGAAAATCCGCCGTTGGTTCGGGTACGACCTTAAAGAAATGGGGGCCAAGATTGGCGCTCACTTCACAACCGTCTGTCTTATGGAGGCCGGAAAACGGCAACCGACCGAATCACAATTGAAACGCCTCGAAGTGCTGAAGCGGCGCGTTGCCGTGGAAATGCGCAGAGAGGTTAACGCCATGGAAATCACGGAGCAGCCGTGTGATTGAGCTTGGTTTACACTGGCGACAACAAGAGGAAATCAGAACGCGTGAAGTTCTGAAAGGGGTAATCACAATGGGGAAGGGTAGAATGAACAGCGCGCATGTGTTAAATGTGTTTTCCACATTCAACGATCAAGATTGGGACCGGGCCTTAGTCATATGGTGGCAGGCTCTCGCCGTGTTCTGTGTATTCGGTGGGGCTATCAGCGCGGTGGTGTGGGCATGAGACAGAACAAACTCGTCCCATATGCCGGGAAAGACCTGAACCGCGAGGAAGCGCGCAGGTTCCACATCTACTTCAACGAGTTCCGCGCCGGGCTGAACACAGTCCAGATTGCCAGGGCGCACAAGACAACCGAAGCGGAAGTTTACAACCTCCTTGCACGGGGGGACTTGGCATGAAGCGGCAGGAAATCTTCTCCCGTCATGGGTACGCGGTTACGTGGCTGGCCCTTCAGGCTCAGAAGAACCCGAAGCCAAGCAAGCACAAGCCTCACAGCAAAGACCTGATTGAAGAGATTCTTTGGTGGCACCGGCAGTTCGGGAACGAAGTCACCATGGAAGACCTCGTGGGGCCTATCCGTCACCGTGGCGTGGTTCAGGCAAGGACCGACTGTATGCGCCGGATCAGGTTCACCCTGAAGTGGTCATTCCCACGGATCGGGAAACTGTTCGGGGACCGGGACCATACGACCGTGATGCACGCCTGCGAGAAGGACTTGAGCCTTCAGAAGCCAGCCACGTTCAACGAAATCGAGCGGGCGGGGATTGAGTACGAACGCAAGCGCCGCAACGAGTGGAAGGAAAAGGCACAGAAGCAACCCCCCCAATATGCGGTGGCTGCTGAATGACCTTCGCGAGCGTCCTCCTCGACACACCCCCGAGCGCCAACAAGATGTGGCGCAAGGGCATTTATGGAATGCACCCGTCAGCCGAGTACAAGGCATGGAAGACGGGCGCGGGGACCGAGGTAATGGCCGCTCGCAAGGGGCAGACCTTCACCACCCCGGTTGAAGTCATCGTCATCCTGAAGCGCGTGCACAAGCTGCGGGACCTCGACAACAACCTGAAGCCCATCCTCGACGCCCTCCAGTTCGGGAACATGCTTCAGGATGACAACCTGGTGCACGCCATCCACGCCCGCTGGGCACATGAGACAGACCTTCCATCCATGGCCGGGCGTGAAGTCCGTGTCGAAGTGAGGACGTGCACATGACACGCTGGTTCCGTCATTACGCTGGCATGAGTGCGGACCCGAAGTTCGCCGGCGTTGCGCGACGTTGCAGCAACGTTGCAGGGACGCAGCGTGTGTCACGCGCGGACGTTTTGTTCGTATGGAACTGCATTCTTGAGAGTGCGGCAGAGGGGAATTCATCCCAATACGCATGGGACGCGGATGCTATTGGCGACCTTTTGGGCTGCGACACCGAATTGGTGCAGCGCATCCATGATGAACTTGAACAGTCTGGCCTTGTCGAAAAAGGGCGGATTTGCAAGTGGGATGAGCGTCAATTCGTATCTGACAGCAGCACGCAACGTTCCCGGAAACATCGTGCAACGTTGCAGCAACAACATGCAACGCCCCCAGATACAGATACAGAGACAGATACAAAGAAGAAGAAAGAAGAAGAGGCACGCGAACAAGTTCGCGAACCCACTCAAGCCCTCAAAGCCGTTCCTGCTTCCGAGAAACCCAAGCGCGGCCAGCGTTGGCCTGCGGATGCCATCGTCCCTGACGACTGGATTTCAGAGGGGGAGGCTTACCGCGACATGGCGAACAAACCCCACATAGACCTTCGCTCCGAAGCCCTGAAGTTCGCGAACTACTGGGCTGCGAAGTCGGGCGGAAGCGCAACGAAAATCGACTGGAAACGAACCTGGCTCAACTGGTGCCTCACTGCGAACGGAACCCCAAATGGCTCAAGAACTGGCGCACAATCGCAACTCGAAGTCCTTGCCGACATTGCCCGGAACGGGCTGCGTCCAGCGTTCGGAACCGGCTGATATTTCCAAGCTGATCGCGCGTTGCCTCGCCAATTACGGGGAGCGCAAGGGCGTTGACATGCGGCTAGTCACGGCTGAATGGCACGCAACGCTGGGGGCTTACCCGGCTGACCGGCTGAACGCGGCACTCAGCGAACATATCCGGCGCTCGACATGGTGGCCGACCATTGCGAACTTGGTCGACATCCTGCGCGAAGACGCACCGGCACCGGGCCTGAAGCGTCACGTAGCCGAGCCCCACACATTCGCCCGGGAAGGGCGCACAGAGGCCGAAGAGATTGCCCACCGGGCATCCATGGCTCTGAAGTGGAAGCAGTCCTATGGATTTGGCCAGTCTGAACCTGACCCGCTCGACTTCAAAGCCAAGCCGAAAGAGGCCAGCCAAGAAACATCAGTTTCATACGCCCTCATGAACTCATGCGCTGTGCGTCGGGTTCAGGGGAAGGATACCTGCGCCTACAACTGCAACGACCGGGATTGCAACAAGAGGCGCAAGGAAGGGGAAGTTTTACAAGGCGGTCAATCATGACCAACAGCAAAGGGAAGTGCCAAATGAACAACTACACAACTATCGTAAAGCAGGCATTGAAGGGTGAGGTGCATCTCGGGCGGACAGTTCTGCCGGATGTCCAGATTACCCCTGATGATGCAGTTGAAATCCTTGGGGCGAACATTGGGAACCGTCAGGTTTCATGGCGCACGGTCGAACGCTACCGGGCGGAAATGGAACGCGGCTCATGGGTGAACAATGGAGCCCCCATCATCATCTCAGCCGATGGGCGGGTCCTCGACGGACAACACAGACTTGAGGCCGTGGTGAAGTCCGGGGTTACGGGCGTCTTCGACGTGTCATTCGGGGTTGATCCGAAGGTGTTTGACCGCATTGACGTGGGCCGGGCCCGGACAAGCGGCGCAATAATGCAAATGGCAGGGATGACACACGGTGCGCTGAAAGGCAGCGTTGTATCTACAATCATCCGTGTTGAATTCATGTACAGGACGGGCATGGACTTTGAAACCTGCAAGCCGTCACGACACGACATCCTCGAACGCGCCCAAAACATCGGCGACATCCTAGACCCGATTTGCTCCATGATTGAGAAGATGCGGCGCGGGTTCAAGAAGTTGGGCTCTGCTGGTGGCGTAGGGGCTGCTGCCTACTTCATCACGGGCAAGCACGGCTGGAAGGTGGCCGAAGAATTCTTTGACCAAGCGGCTACGGGTGTCGGCGTCAATGATGAGCATGACGCGGTTGCTGTGTACCGCCGCTTCATCATCACCAAAGCGCAATCATCAAAGGTAGATGCGAATCCCCAGGTGCTTATGACTGCCGCATCCATCAAGGCGTTCAACGCATGGAAGAACGGAAGGAAGATGCGCTTGCTGTCCTACAAGCACGGCGAAATTATGCCAGTTGTGGAGGTGTGATGACGGTTGCAGTTACCCGCGAGCGTTTGAAGCGCACTTACGAACTACTTGTGTCCCGGGCTAACCGGGGCATGAGCGTTCCAACGAACCGTGAAATCGGTTTAGCCATTGGCATGGGACAACAGAAGTTCCAGCCATGGGACAGGACAAAAGGCATTCGGTGGAAAAAAGCCGAGCACGGCTCTGTTATGATACAGGCCCTTGAACGCTTGGGTGTTCTGGAAGTCAGGCGCATCGGGCGGAATAGGCGTGAGGTGCGAATTCTACGTGAGTTTGTGTAATTGGCTGAAAACCATAGGGTGTTTTAAATGGCAGGCGTGAAGGGCAAATCAGGCAAGCACGCGGACAAGCTGTGGCGGGATGCCATCCGGCTGGCAATTGCGCGGCGCGACAATGGCGACGAGAAGGCCCTTCACCGCCTGGCATCCAAGCTGATCGACCTCTGCGAGCAGGGGGACTTATCCGCCCTGAAGGAACTCGGGGACCGTCTCGACGGGAAGCCAGCACAGGCAATCGTCGGGGACGATGGCGGGCCTATGGCTATCGTCTTCAGGTGGCAGAATGAGGGTGAAGATGGCCAAACGACATCTTGAGTTGCGCGCCTCATTGGCGGATCGGTTCTATGACAAGGTTGCGCCAGACCCGAACTCTGGTTGCTGGCTGTGGACTGGAGCCGTGAAGGAAATGGGTTACGGCGTGATCGGGTTGGGGCGGAGGTCGCAGGGGACGCGCAAGGCGCATCGCGTATCGTGGGAACTGCATCGCGGCCCGATACCTGAAGGGCTTTGTGTTTGCCACAAGTGCGACGTGCCTGGGTGTGTAAACCCGAACCACCTGTTCCTAGGAACGCTCGCGGATAACGCACGGGATACGGTTCGAAAGGGCAGGGCTAAGTTCCCCAATAATAGGGGTGAGCGGGCCACGTGGTCCAAGCTGAAGACTGAGCAAGCAGCAGACATTGCGACCAGAAGGCTAACGGCTCGCGAGTTTGCTGCCTTGTACGGGGTGAGCGAGTCCGCAGTGTGCAGAATTTGGGAGGGCAAGAATTGGACGGCGACACTCAAAGCGTTGTGATTCCATACAGTCCGCGCCCTCAGTTCCAACCATTCCATGACAGGAGAACACGGTGGGCGGTCCTAGTCGCCCACCGGCGCTAGTGCGGGCAAGACCGTTGCTTGCATCAATGAGCTCATTAAGCGCGCGCTGACCTGCGACAAGGAAGAACCGCGCTTTGCCTACGTTGCACCGCTTTATGCACAAGCGAAGGATGTGGCGTGGGCATACCTGAAGAAGTTCACGGCCCCCATTCCGGGGGTTACTGCTCACGAACAGGAGTTGCGCGTTGACCTCCCGGGCGGCGGGCGCATCCGGCTGTATGGTGCCGACAACTACGAACGCTTGCGCGGTATTTACCTTGACGGGGTAGTGCTGGACGAGGTTGGCGACATGGACCCCCGCGCGTGGTCCGAAGTCATTCGCCCTGCATTGGCCGATCGTAAGGGCTGGGCCGTCTTCATCGGCACACCGAAGGGGCGCAACCACTTTGCTGACGTGTGGAACCAAGCGCAGGATAACCCGGACTGGTATTCCCTCATGCTCAAGGCAAGTCAGACCGGGATTGTGAGCCCTGAAGAATTGGCGGACGCGCGTAATTCCGGCATGAGCGAGGATCAATACAATCAGGAGTTTGAGTGTTCATTCGACGCAGCCGTTATGGGTGCCTACTACGGGAAGCTGATTGAGCGAGCCGAGAACGAAGGCCGGATTGGGAACGTCCCGTGGGAACCTAACGTCCCGGTCGAAACGTGGTGGGACTTGGGGATAGATGATTCCACAGCCATCTGGTTCGTCCAGACAATCGGGCGGGAAATCCGGGTTATCGACTATTACGAAATGAGCGGGGTTGGGCTCGAACACTACGCCAAAGTCCTGAAGGAAAAGGACTACGTGTACTCAAGACACATCCTGCCGCATGACGTTGAGGTGCGGGAACTGAGTACGGGCAAATCCCGATGGGCGTTCCTGGCGGGCCTAGGTATCAAGGGCACAGTTGCGAGAAAGCACAGCGTTGAGGATGGGATTAACTCTGTGCGCTCGATCCTGTCCCGTTGCTGGTTCGACAAGGGCAAGTGTTCCCGTGGCGTGGAAGCCTTGAGGCAATACCGGCAAGACTGGGACGACAAGCTGAAGGCGTTCAAGGGCAGGCCGCTTCACGACTGGTGTTCGCATGGGTCCGATGCTTTCAGGTATGGGGCGTATACCGTTCGTCCTGCCGAAGTTGAGTGGGTGATGGGCGTTCCGAAATACATAGACACAGCAAAGCCCCAACGCGCACGCATGGACGACTAGCAGCGCGAGTCACGATTCACGTACCGCCCATGTTATGAGCGGACTTGAACCTTTCATCGCATCGGCCTTGGCGTCTGTCGGCACGGCTGGAACGGCTGCGGCGGGCACTACCGCTGCGGCTACGGCTGGCACAGCGGCGGCAACGACTGCTGCAACGGCGGGCACTGCGGCAGCAGCTACGGGCGCGGCAGCGGCAGGCGCAACGGCAGCAGGAGCGGGAACGCTCGCGGGCCTTACCACGGCTGAACTCATCACGGCGGGCTCAACGCTCGCCAGTGCAGCGGGGGCGGGCGCGTCCCTCCTCGCCAAGCCTCCCAAGTTAAACGCCCCCACCATGCCCACGCGCGACAACGCGCGAGCAGACGCGGACCAGCGGTCCCTCGCTCTCAAGCGTCGAGGCCGGGCGGCAACGCTTCTCTCAGGTGCGGAAGGCGTCACATCAGCCCCCACCCTCGGTTCACCATCCCTGACAGGAACGGCATAATGTCGGAAAGCAAAACGCTACTTTCGAACGCCTCCGCCACCGGCTCCTATGTGGATGTCGTGGGCGGGCGTTACATCTGGGCAGCAGAGGGAACCTTCTCCTCGGCCACGCTTCAACTTCAGTCCAAAGGCCCGAACGGAACCGCGATTGATATTGCGGGGGCTTCCCTCACCGCTAACGGCTTCATCGAAGTCATGATTGCTGACGGCTCCCAGGTTCGCGTCCTCGTCACCGGCTCACCCTCTGCCATGTATTCCAGCCTTACGAGTGTTGGCGCGTGAGCGGGGTTGTAACGGTTTCCCGCGCTCTTACCCCGCGCAACTGGACAAACACAACTGATCCCACCAATGCGTTCGACGCAGGGGACGGGGTTCGGGTTGGGGATCATTGGTACAACACCACCACGGGTAACGTTTGGGTGTGCGTAACGAATACAGTAGGCGCTGCCGTATGGCGTCACATCCCGCGCATTCTGGGGCAGTCGGGGTTGAATGTTGCGCTCACGGGCACAACAAGCGAAACCAAACTGGCTTCCGTGCTGGTTCCGGCCGGGGCCATGGGCGCGAATGGGGTTATCCGCGCGGAAAGCGTTTGGTCAAATAACAGTAGCGGAAACAACAAGACGCGGTTTACCCGCTTCGGTTCGGGCGACAACGTGTCCGGGACGTCTTTTAACGGCATCGCGCAAACCACCAATATCCAGCATTCAAGCTGCGTGACCATATCAAATTCTAATTCGCAGTCGGTGCAATTCGGGTGGTTCACAACAGGGCTTCCGGGCGCTCCTGGAAACAGCGGGTCAGCCGGAACAGCCGGTGCAATCGACACATCAGCGGCTTCTTACGTTGTTTTCTCCGGGGCGTTAGCCAACAGCGCAGACACAATGACGCTCCAAGCATGGTTTGTAACGCTTACCCGCCCTGACATCACGTAAGGCGCGGTTATGCACTCCATAGAGGACATTTTCCGCCACCAGACGCAGCTTGAAGCCGAGCGTTCGAACTTCAACACGCTGTGGCAGGAAGTGTCCGAACGGGTTCTGCCGGATCATGGCTGGTTCACAGTCAATGAACGGATGCAGGGGCAGAAGAACACCTATCGCCAGTATGACTCGACGGCGCAGATTGCAGCCGAACGCCACGCTTCCGCCATTGATTCACTGATGACGCCCCGTGGTTCCAAGTGGCACCGGATCATTGCCTCAAATCAGGAACTCAACGAAGATGACGAAGTTAGGGAATACTTCGATAGAGTCGAAGAGGTCCTATTTCGCGAGCGTTATTCTCCCGGCGCTGATTTCGCTGGACAGTGCCATGATGTCTATCTGTCCGGGGGTGTCTTCGGAAACGCGGCGTTGTTCGTGGATGAACGCATCGGGGGTGGCCTCCGGTATCGTTCAATCCCTCTGGCGGAACTCTTCTTTAGCGTCGATGCCTGGGGTCTTGTCGATGCCATCCACCGCAAGTTCAAACTCACCGCCAAAGCAGCCTTCGACCGGTACGGTGATTTGCTTCCCGAGCAGATCAAAAAGGTAGTTGATAAGGAACCACTGCGGAAATTCGAGTTTCTGCATTGCATCAAGCCGAACCCGGACAGGAAGGGCATCCTTGGCCCGCGTTCGATGAAGTACATTAGCTATGAACTCTGCGTTGAACCGAAGGCCATCCTGAAAGAAGGCGGTTACGAGTCGTGGCCTTGCCCCGTGTACCGCTACCAAATCATGCCGGGCGAATGGTATGGGCGCGGGTGGGCGGCGCAAATCCTCCCTGAAATCAAGATGCTCAACGCTGCGCGTAAAGCCATCATCAAGGGGGCTGAGAAGGTTGTTAATCCTCCTCTGCTCCTCCACGATGACGGCGGGCTTGCAGTAGGTTCAAGCGGGAAGGGCATGACCCCGGACTTAACCCCGGGCGGGTTGAACTATTACGGCGTATCCGCTGAAGGGCGTCCGCTGATCCAGCCATTGCAGACGGGCGCGCGCGTCGACATCGGGCTTGAGATGCTTCAGGCGATGCAGGCGGTTGTGAACGATGCCGCCCTCATCAGCCTGTTCCAAATCCTCGTTGACGCCCCCCAGATGACGGCCTTTGAAGTCAAGGCACGTATGCAGGAGAAGGGGCAGTTACTCGCGCCTACAGTTGGCCGGGCTCAGTCCGAATTCCTCGGCAAGCTTATTGACCGTGAAATTGACATTCTCGCTAGGCAAAACCTCCTGCCTCCCATGCCGGACGTGCTGGTAGAGGCACAGGGTGAATACCGCGTTGAATACGATTCCCCGCTGAACCGTCTCCAGAAAATGGAAGAGGTGAACGCGGTGGACATCTGGTTACAGGGCTTGGCTCCGCTCGTTTCGATTGCGCCGGACATTGTTGACAACGTTGACCCTGATGAACTCGCACGCCATCGGGCGCGGGTGCTGGGCGTGCCTGAGAAGATTCTGGCCAACCGGGATGTGATTGCACAGAAGCGGCAGGAACGCGCACAGCAGCAGCAGGCACAGATGATGGCGGCACAAGCGCCAGGATTAGCAGGGGCAGTCAAAGACGTTGCAGAGGCGGGGGCCATTGCAAGAGGTGCCTAGTGGAAGTTGCGCAAGCGGTTTTGGACTTCATTTCAAAGAAGCGGAAAGAGTCGAACGCATGGCGTAGAGCCCTGCTTGGCCCTGATGGGAAACTATCGCCTGACGGGAAGACGATCCTCCGCAGCCTGATGCGCAACGCTCAATACTGGGACGTGGGCTACGTGCCCGGGGATCATGATCGAACCCTAATCCTCGCGGCACGGCGCGAAACCGTGAACCGGATTCTCAAGACAATCAATTTTGACGAAGCGCAAGTGATTGCGCATATGAGGGAAGACAACGATGACTGAAGTAGCAGCAGCCCCAGCGCAGGCGCAGGGGATTGACACGCCTCCGCCCGCTTCAACCCCGGCAACGGGTAGTTCACCCGCCCCTGACATCTCGTGGCTCGGCTCGGACGTAAAGCCCGAAATCCAGCAATACGTGCAGGGGAAGGGGTTCAAGAACCCCGCCGCAGTAGTCGAGTCCTACATGAACGCGGAGAAGGCGCTTTCCTCCCGGGAACTGGCTATCCCGAAGCCAGAGGACACGGCGGGCTGGGCGAAGATCAAGGCGGCTATGGGTGTGCCCGAATCACCGGACAAGTATGACTTGGGTGAAGTGGGGAAATCTCTGAAGCCCGAAGCCCTCGCACAATGGGGCGGGGTGTTCCATCAGTTGGGCCTGTCGAACGATCAAGCGGCCAAACTCGTGGCCCAAACCACGCAGATGGCACAGGCACAGCAGGAAGCACAACAGGCTGAATACGTGGCGACCACGGAGAAGGTGGCCGAACGGATGAAGGCTGAGTACGGGGACAAGTGGCCCGCGTTCCATGACATCGCTTCCCGTGGCTTCAGCGTAATCAAGGAACAGTTGAAACTTGACGATGCGAAGATTGACGCCCTGGAACGCTCGCTAGGTACACGCGAACTCCTGTCCCTTGCCCATATGATTGGGGAAGCGAAGGTAGAAGCGGGGTTCGTTACCTCGGACGGGCAGCATCGAGGCATGACGCGGGATCAGGCCCGGCACGAAATCAACAAGCTGAAGGGCGACGCGGCGAAGTATCAGGCGCTCATGTCCACCAATCACCCGAACCATGCAGCGGTACACAAAGAGTGGACCGAACTTCGACGCATTGCGGAGGGTTGAGCCATGGATGAACTCGAAGCCCGCGTGGAATGTCTCAAGCTAGCGGCGGGCCTCGTCTCGCCGAACTGCTCCCTTGATAATGTAATCCCCGTCGCCGAACGCCTATGGGCGTGGGCGAACGGTGAGAAGCCCCCACAGTCGAAAGTCTCAAAGGCGATTGACAAGGGATTAGCGAAGTTGAGCGCGAGTCAAACGGCACCCACACAAGCCTCTGAATGAACTGACCCGCGTTCAGCGAAGGGACAAGCCCTACAAGGACCCCAAGTAGCCAGCGGACAAGCGGCCCATTCGAACGGGATGCGTGAACCCTTTTCACGTTTTTCAATCGGAAAGAGGCTTTCAGCCAATGTCGCTGAATTACAATCCAACGCTTTTTGCCCAAGATTTCAAGGCATCCCTTGAACTTGGGTTGCAGCAGATGGGGTCGAAACTTCGCCCCTACATCATGTCGTCAACCGTTTCCGGTGCCAAGCAAGCCGTTGCCGTGGAAAGAGAAGAAGCGATTGAAGCTTCTATCGTCACGGGCCAGCTTCAGACCAAGGTGCCGGTGAATGCCGCCGTCTCGCGTAGGTGGGTTCAGCCCGTCTCGTATGACGTGACGCAGATCATCGACCACTTCGACCAGTTGAAGATGCTCAACGATCCTTCGTCCGCGAAGGTTCAGAACGCCCTTCACGCCATTGGCCGCGAGATGGATGATGAAATCATCTCCGCCATGTGGGGCTCGGCTGTCACGGGCGAAACGGGTGACAGCACCCAGGCGTTCGACACGTCGAACTTCCAGATTGCGGTGAACTATGAAGCGGCTGCGAACACGGGTCTCACCGTGGCGAAGCTGCGTGGTGCTAAGCGCAAGCTGCGCGCGGCTCACAACGACTTCGACCGCGACCCCCTGATTTGCGTCGTGAACGCAAAAATGGAAGACGACCTGCTCAAAGAGGCGCAGATCATCGGCCGCGAATACAACGATCAGATGGTGCTGAAAGAGGGAAAGATTGATTCCTATCTCGGGATTCAGTTCATCCACTGCGAGCGTCTGGACACGTCCACCTACTACCGTTGCCCGTTGATGGTGAAGTCTGCCCTGCATCTCAAGACGTGGGAAGACATCACGACCAGCGTGACCCAGCGGACGGACCTGCGCGGTGACCCGTGGCAGACCTATGCAATGGCGACCTTCGGAGCCGTGCGCACGCACGAATCGAAGATCGTTCAGATTCTCGTGACAACGTAAGGACCCTGAACAATGGCTGTCACAAACGAAACCTCTGCGGAATATAAGGACGTCACGGACCCACGCACCAACGGTGGTGTGTCCAGCGTCTACTTCCGTGACATTCAGTACGTGCCCTTCAATTTTGTGCAGGGCGCTGCGGCCGGTGACGATGGCTCATCTGCAACGCTGCTTTATCTCCAGCGTGGCCGGTATGTCATTTTGCCGAAACTCTCGTTCATCCAGTGGTCGGCTCTCGGCGCTTCGCGCGTCACCGACATCGGCATCTCTGCCCACACGGATGAAACGGGGGCTGCGGTTGCTGCCACGCTCACCCGCTTTGACGAAAACGTGGACATGTCGTCTGCGGGCTCGGCTGCGATGGGCTCGGATATGGTGATTGCGGACGCGGCGGGTATCTACCTGAACATCGGCGGCACGTCGAACACGGACGGCGCTTCCATCGTGGCTTCGGTCACGGGCGGCACCATTCCGGCTGCGGCTGTGTTCCGTGGTTATCTCGCTATCGCGAAGATCGCCTAAAGCAAAACGGGGCGGGGCTGTCACAGGTTCCGCCCTTCCACTCACTTAGCGAGGGTTAGCAATGGCTACCGTTCAGCTTTCCTGGGGCAAGGGCGATACGCTCGATGGCCCGAACTACGTGACAGAAGCGACGGGTGGTTCAGCCCCTTCCGAGACTGTCGCCCTGAACATCGCGGACGGCACGAGCAAGGAACACATCCTGATTGCGCTCCAGTTGTTCCGCGACAAGGTTATTCAGTCCCAGAATCTCCCGTAACAGAGAGGCTAGGGCATGGCCTCGACTGCTACAGTTACGCAGATTGCGAACCTTGCCCTTACCAAACTGGGGCCGGGATCGGGGTACATTACCGACTTGACTACGGACACGACCGTAGCAGGCCAAGCCCTGAACCGCGTCTATGAGTTTGTGCGGGATGGGGTGCTAGAGGCGCATCCGTGGAATTTCGCGGTGAAGCGGGTTGAACTCGCGGCCGATGTCTCTACCCCGGAATGGGGCTTTGACTATCAGTATTCCCTGCCTGCCGACTGCCTGCGGTTCCTCAGTATGGAAGGCACCAAGGTTGAATACCAGATCGAGCAGGACAAGATTCTGTGTGACGACGCAGGCCCGCTGAATATTCGCTACATCTCCCGCGTTTCGAACACATCCCTCTTCTCGGCTACGTTCGTTGAGGCCCTGGCGTGCAAGTGGGCGTTTGAGGTTCAGGGGGTGATTGAGGGTAGGGCTACTCCCGGTCAACTCTGGGAAATGTACGAGCGCTCCCTTAGTTCAGCCAAGCGTGCGGACGCCCAAAGCAACCAGCCGGAAGACATGCCTAACGGTGACTGGCTAGACGCGAGGTATTAAGCCCATGGTCAAAAGCGCGGCTGCGTTCACGGCCATGAATGCGGGGGAACTTTCTCCCCTTCTCGGTGCACGAACAGACAAGGACTTTTACGGGGTAGGTCTTACAACCTGCTCGAACATGATTCCGCTGACGCAAGGCCCGGCTGCCATGCGTTCCGGCTTTCAATACGTCAAGGAAGTCGCGGATTCGTCAAAGCGAACGGCGCTCATCCGGTTCGAATTCGGGCTGACGCAAGCCTACATTATCGAAGTCGGGGACCTGTACTTCCGTATCTACAAAGACCACGGGATAGTTACGGAAACCGCTCAGAACATCACCGGCATCACCAAGGCAAATCCCGCAGTTGTCACCTACTCAGGATCGGACACCTACGCGAACGGCGATAAGGTTTTGATTTCCGGCGTGGTGGGAATGGTGGAGGTGAACAACCGGGAATTCACCGTCGCCAATGTGAACGCAGGCGCGAACACGTTCCAGCTTTCCGGGGTGAATTCGTCGGCTTATACCACGTACACTTCAGGCGGGACGGTGGCTGAGATTGTCACTGTGACAACCCCCTACACCCTAGCCGATCTATTCGATTCAAACGGAGTGTTGCAGCTTTCATATGCTCAAAGTGCGGATACGCTTTATATCGCCCATCCGTCCTATGCGTTGCGCAAGCTTACGCGCTCAAGTCACACCACATGGACACTAAGCACCGTCTCGCTCGTGAATGGCCCGTTCAGCGCTATGAATTCGGACGACACGCAGCACGTGTACCTGTCCACGATGACGAACTATTACCCGGGGGGCACGGGTGTACTCATCTCGAATTCAAACATCTTCACGGCTAACCATGTGGGGGGCTTGTTCTTCCTTGAGGAACGGTACTTCGCCGATTTGGCCGTGTCCCCATGGGCGGCGGCGCTGCCGGGTAGCAATGCCTTGGGCACTCAATGCTCATACGATGGGAATGTGTATGAGATCAGGGAAGCGAACGGCACGAACTACGGTTCGTCCGCCCCTGTCCACACTGACGGGGAGGCGTATGACAATCCTGCCGTGGGCACATCGTCCTACAGAAAGTGGCGTTACCTTCATTCCCGGTGGTGTGTGCTTCGAATTACGTCCTACACAAGCGCCACGGCGGTAAATGTGCAGGCCATTACCTACGTTCCCAACGGGCTTGAGCCGAACGCAAGTGCGGTTACAGGAACGGCAAACGCGGGCGGGTTGATCCGTATCACCCACGCGGCGCACGGGTATCAGACCGGGGATTATGTCCACATCCAGAACGTAACCGGCACCACGAACGCGAACGGTTCTTGGCAAATCACGGTGATCGGCGTCAACACATATGACCTTGTGGGTTCCACGTTTAACGTGGCATGGGGCGGGGGCGGAACAACGCGCCGGTATGCGACGTGGAAATGGGCGCATGGGGCGTTTAGTGCTGAGCGGGGATACCCCTCCGCTGTCGCCTTCTATCAGGATCGGTTGTGCTTAGCGGCCACTGCATCAGACCCGGACACGGTTTGGATGTCGGAAGCCAGTTCCTACGAATCGTTCAACGCACGCGACGCAAACCAGATCACGGCGGCGAATGCGATTACCGCCGCAATGAACAATGGCGACGTGAACAAGATCGAGTCCATGCAGGGGGCACCGGATGGGCTTCTTGTATTCACAGCAGCGGGCGAAAGCATCATTCGGCAAGCGTCCACGAATGAGCCCCTAGGGCCTAACAATTACCGGGTTGACCCTCTCTCGAATTATGGGGCGCGGGATGTGCGACCGATCAAGATCGGGGGCTCTGTGTTCTTCGTCCAGCGGGCGGGGAAGAAGATCAGGGAGTTTGGGGGCTCATCCGAGGGGTTCATTGGTAATGACATCACGGTTCGGGCTGAGCATCTGACGGCCAGATACGGGATTATCTCCATGGACTGGTGTCAGGAACCGGACGCGCTTTTATGGTGCGTTCGTTCGGACGGAACCCTTTTGTCCTTCACCTACCAGAAGGAACAGAACGTCTTTGCGTGGTGCCGGCATCAACTCGGGGGGTACTCGGATTCAGGCAATACCCTTGCCCCTATTGTTGAAAGCGTGTGCCAGGTTCCGAGTCCGGACGGCTCAGAGAATGAACTCTGGGTGATCGTAAACCGCTATATCAACGGGGGAACCAAGCGTTACATTGAATACCTGAAACCCCGCTGGATCACGGGCACGAGCATAGAAGACGGGTTTTTTGTCGATTCCGGCCTTACCTATGACGGATCGGCAGTCACCACAGTCGGCGGCCTTAACTGGCTGATCGGCCAATCAGTGACCATCCTTGCAGATGGGAAGGTACATCCAGCCAAAACCGTTTCCAGTTCGGGCACAATCACGCTCGATTATTCCGCTTCGGTTGTTCAAGTCGGGCTCGGGTATTCTGGGCGCATCCAGCTTCCGAGGCCGGAACCCCAGCAGCCGGACGGAACGGCGCAAGGCCGGGACAAGCTGGTAAAGAAAGTCACGGCTCGTCTTTTCCAAAGCAACAACCTGAAGTTCGGCCCGTCCTTCTCCGATATGGGGCGGGTCAACTTCCGCACGACTAACGATCCGATCAACCTTCCCGTGCCCCTCATGGACGGGGACAAGCGTTTTGATTTCAACGCGCCTCCGGGCAATACGGATGGGTACATTTGCCTAGAGAATGACTACCCGTATCCGTTCTGTGTCGTGGGCGTGTTCCCAATGATTGAGGTGTCGTCATGACGCTGATCCAGTTTACCCCGGCACATCTTGCGGCTCTGAAACTTCAGCAGGGCCAAACCCATGAAATGGTATCCATGGAAGAGGCGGAACTTGCCATTCAGATGGGGCCCGCATGGACGATTGAGCGCAATGGGGAGTGCATCGCGTGCGGTGGGTTCTGGGCAGTTAAGCCTGATACGGCTATTGGATGGCTCTACCTCTCCTCTGATGTGGGGAAGAGTCTCACGCGCGTGGTTCGCGCCATTGATGATCGGATCAAGGACGCCCCTTGGCAGAGGATTGACTTCCTCGTGCACAACAAATTCGGGAACGCGCATCGTATGGCCCGGATGTTACGGGCGGAACGCACGGGGGAAATCGAATGCAAGTCACGTGATGGCAACGTGAGAACCTACACAGTCTATTCGCGAGGGTCCGGCCATGGCTGGAATTGAGCAGCTTATCCAGTACAGCCAGCTATTGCAGGCCGGGGGCAAGGTAGCCTCTGGCATCGGTGAGATGAACGCGGCCAAGTATAACGCGAACATCTTGAACCAGCAGGCGGCACAGGTTGCGAATAACACCAGTGCCGAAGAAGCAAAGCTAAGGCGCGAGCAGAGGCAGGAAATCGGACGGCAGATTGCAACGGCGGCGGGCTCTGGGGCTTCTGGTTCGATTGTGGATGTAATCCGGCAGAACATAGAGAACCAGGAAATGGACGCCCTCACGCTTCGATATCGGGGCGCTATCGAAGGGGCAAGCCTGAAGGCACAAGCGAACATGACGAAGTATGAGGGAAAGCAGGCGCTTTATGGGGGCATAGCCGGGGCCGGTTCAAAACTCCTCACATCCTTTGGCGAGCAGGCGCGGCGTGACCGGAAAACATCTTCCAGCGGATACGGGATAGACTGACATGGGCAATATTCCTATCCAGACACAGCAGATCGGGCCGGGGTTGGGCACTGTCATGCAGGCCCCGCGCAATCGAACGGGGGGCTTTGCAGGGAAACTGATTGAGCAGGAAGCGTCCAAGGCAGAGGACTTCCTGACGAAGATTGCCGAGCAGGACGCAGCCATAGAAGGGGCGAACCTCCTGTCCAAGTTCAGGGTGGATGCGGAAGCGGCACGCGAGCGCCTGCAATCCACAGTTCAGACCCCGGACAACTTCACGGATGTGGCCCTGAAAGAATTCGACAAGATGTCTGGCGACTTCCTGAAGAACGTCCAGAATAAACGCGCGGTGTCCTTCGTCGAGCAACGTCTAATCGACGTGCGTTCGCAATACGCCATGAACTCCCTTCAGTGGGAAACCAATGCGCGTAGTGCAAGGCGTGCCCTCATGGTGGAAGACACCCTGAACCAGATGGGGGCGCGGGTCCTCAAGAACCCCGGTGACTATGACGGGGCGCTGAAAGAATGGGATGACGCGATTACCGCAAGTGGGGTCCCCATTGATGTTGCCGACAAGATGCGCCGGAATGGCAAGGACCAACTCGCGGTGTCGCTCGCGCAGGGGATGATTAGGCGCAATCCATTCCAGGCGCTTCAGTCCCTCCAGACAGATGCCCGCTTCACGACCTTGGACCCGGATAAGCTGGAATCCCTCATTCGTTCATCTGAAAGCGCGATACAGCACAAGGCGGCAATGGCTGACCATGCTGCGAATCAGTCACTCCGGGCGCGCAAGGAACTGGGCGAGCAGGCGGCTAAAGATGGGTTCGACCTTCTCGCGAAGGGGCAACTCACCGAAGAGTGGATGACGCAGAACAAGCGCATGTTAGACACGTCTGACTACCGCATGTTGCGCGACTCCATGCAGGAAGGTGGCTCTCCCTCATCAAAGGACACGCTGATAGACCTGACGGCTAAGGTGTTCACAGGCGGCTCAGACGCATCGGATGACATCCTGTCCGCGTGGAAACGGGGCGACATCAAAGCCAGTGAAGCCAAGTCCCTGTTGAACGAGAACAAGGACGTGTCTCCCGTCAAGCGGGCGAAGGTGTTCTTGTCCACTGCGCTCAAGCCGAGCGACGTAAACCCGAACCCGGCACATGCCCAAGCCTATGCCGAGGCCATGACCGAGTTCGATAGGCTCTGGGCAGAGAACCCGAAGCAAGACCCGGACGCACTGGCGCGCATCGTCCTGAAGCGGAATTCGCTGATTGACACCCAGTCCCTCACCATCACGCGCAGGCTTCCCAGTCCCAAGTTCATTGTGGGGGACCGCAACGCATTGGACACAAAGACGACTGAGAAAAATATTGCGGCCTACTTCATGAAGAAGTACGCGGGCGACAAGGCGAAGGTAAAGGCGGACCCCGAGTTCAGGCGGGAAATGCAAATCCTTCAGGAATGGAAATCGGATCAGGAACGGCAGGCCCGGATTAACGCAGCGGCCAAAGGCAATAACCCATGAGCATGACCGACACGGGCCAAGGCCCCGCCATCATCAACGAGCCTGAACTTCTGGTTCAGATGGAAAAGGAGCAGGCGCTCGCGAAGGCGGAAGAACTCGCACGCAAGGGCGACAAGAAGAAGATTCGCTCTGAACTCACGGCTCAGGCGAAGAAGCACAAGGGCACCCCAAAGGGCACGCTCTATGAATTCTTGGGGGCTACGGAGGACTATTCGTCTGCACTCGGTGCCGCACGTGAGCAACTGAAGGCAGAACGCGAAGCCATCGAAGCCCGCAAGCGCCAGACCGAGGAAGAGGCCAAGCAATACCCGCAGGCAGATGAGCAGAACCAGGCCGCGCTTGAAGCCAGATACAAGGGGCAGGGCGGGCCGGAACTCTCAAGCGAAGATGCGGCCGTTGAGTACGCGGCAGGCATGGAAGCCGTTCGTGAGGATGAAATGCTTGATGGGGCCTTGGATTCCTACGAGCAGGAGCAGGGCGTTCAGGAAGCGAAGGTGAGTCCGAAGTTTGAGACGAAGCCAGCCACCACCCCGAAGCCCAAGAATGAAACCCCTCCTGTTGGGCCTGCGGCTGCGGGCGGGGTGGACGCGCTAACAGGCGCGGCAACCGTTGCGGGGGACATTGCAGTAGGCTTGTCAGAAAGCCCCGGCGCTATCCTTCGGGGCGTTGCTGGTGGGGCTGACGAACTCTTGGAAAGCATTGACTCCCTGTCTGCATGGGCGGCTATCAATGGTGCCCGCTTTCTCGGTGACGAAGCGGGGGCGAAGGTACTTGAGGGGCAAAGCGAGCGGGGCGAACTCGTGGCCTTGGGGGGCTTGATTGACACCCCGCAGGCATCGTCCAGCGTAACGGGGAACATCATTCAGGGGATTGCACAATTCGCGACCGGGTTTGTTGCGGGTGGTAAAGCCCTCAAGGCAGCGGGACTGATTGGCAAGGGTGGCGGGGTAACTGCCGCATTTGCAAAGGGTGCATTCGCGGACGCCTTCGCCTTCGACCCGGCACAACAGAGACTTTCAAACCTCATTGAGTCAAACCCCGCATTGCGTAACCCGGTGACTGAGTTCCTTGCGGCACAGCCCGGTGATTCGGAAGCCATGGGGCGGTTCAAGAATGCCCTTGAAGGGATGGGAATTGGTGGGGCCATTCAGGGCGCATTCGTCATGGGCCTGAAGGGGCTCAGGGCTTACAAGGCCATGAACCCGCCACCGCCAACCCCGGCACAAATTCAAGCGCAGGTAACGCAGGGATTGGCCCCGATTGGGAACCCGTCCGCACCCGCAATGACAGTGCGCAAGACGGCAACGGACGGCGTAACCCCCGAAGCCCTGACCGGCTATGTGAACATCGGGGCCAAGGGTGACCAGTCCGTGTTCATCAACATTGCGCGGATTGAAACCGCTGACGATGTGAAGGACATCCTTCAGAAGTCCGCGAACCTATTCAAAGAGGAAGTCGGGGAAGCACAGCGTGGCGTTCAGTCGTTCGAGGAAACGGCCAAGTTGGCCGATGACTTGGGGCTGTCCGTTGAGGAATTGCTTTCCCGTCCCCGGGGCCCGAACAATGCACGCACTCCGTTCACGGCTGAAGAGGCGCTAGCCGCGCGGAAACTCTACACTGCATCCGGCGAGAAGCTGATGGAACTTGCGCAGAAGGCAGCATCCGCTACCGCAGGCCCCATGGACCTGTTCAACTTCCGCAAGGCGATGTCGGTTCACCACGCCATCCAGGCGGAAGTGATTGGCGCGAGAACTGAAACTGCACGCGCCCTGTCCTCATGGCGAATCGGGGCCGGTAGTTCGGCCGAACAATTGCGCATGATCGAGCAGTCACTTGAGAACGTGGGGGCCGATAGCGCGAAGATGGCGCAGCAACTCATCAACCTTCAGGCAGCGGGGGCAACCCCGGGGGCGGTCAACAAGTTCGTTCGCCAGTCCATGTTCGGTGATGCTGGGCAAGCATTGCGCGAAGTGTATGTGAATGGGCTCCTGTCCGGACCGTCAACCCACATTGTCAACGCCATGGGTAACTTTGGAACCTTGGCCTTGAGCGCAGTAGAGCGCAGGGTGGGTGCTGCCGTATCGCGCAACGCCACGCAGTCGGATGCGATTGCAAGCGGCGAGGCGGGGGCGATGCTCTGGGGGATGCTGGCCGGGCAGAAGGACGCCCTCCGCCTTGCATGGAAGACACTGAAGACAGGCGAAACCACGGACATGCTTGGCAAGGTGGATGCGCCTCGGCCGTCCGCGATTGGCTCCACCCGGAACGATGCGTTTGGGGTTTCCGTCAATACCATCGGCTCTGTGATCCGCATTCCGTCCCTGCTCATGTCTTCGGCTGACCAGTACTTCAAAGCGGTGAATTACCGCGCAAACCTGCACGCCTTGGCCTACCGCCAGGCCACGAGCGAGGGCTTGACCGGCCCCGCCTTTGGCAAGCGTATCAAGGACATTATCAACAACCCGCCCGACAGCGTGAAGATTGAGAGCGCGGACGCGGCGCTTTACAACACATTCAACAACAAGATGGGATGGTTTGGCCAATCTGTCATGAAGGTGCGCGAGAGCGGCGGGGCAATGAACCCGACATGGCTTGTGGCGACCTTCATTCGAACGCCTGTAAACATCGCCCGTTACGCATTCGAGAGGACACCCCTTGCCCCCCTCGTGGGACAATGGCGGGCGGACTTCGCAGCCGGTGGCGCACGGCGTGACATGGCGTTAGCCCGCGTTGCAACCGGAACCATGATTATGGGCTTGGCTCAACAGATGGTGGATGAAGATGCCGTTACCGGCTCCGTCCCGAAGGATGCGAACGAAGCAGCCCTGTGGAAGCGCCTCGGGCGTCAGGCGTACTCCGTCAAGGTGGGGGACACGTGGTATTCGTATAATCGCGCGGACCCGTTTGGCATGGTCATGGGCTTTGCCGCTGACATTCAGCAGACACTTCGCAAGGGCGAAATAAGCCCGAAGGACGTGGACGAATGGCAGGAAGTCATGGCGGCGGGCATCTCTGCGGTTTCCATGACGGTTCTTGAGAAATCCTTTATGCGCTCATATTCGGACTTTACCGAGATGATGAGCGATCCGAAGCGATACGCGCCCCAGCAGATTAGTTCAATCCTGAGTAGCTTCGTGCCCTTCACGTCCCTGATGGGGGCTACAACTCGCCTAATCGACCCGACACAGCGGGACGCGCGCACGCCTCTGGACGCCATCTATGCGAAGATTCCGGGCCTTGCTGATCGGGTCATTCCGAAGCGCAACCTGTGGGGAGAAGCGGCAGTGGACCAGCACGGGACGCTGAACGTGTTCAACCCGATGCGCGCCACCACTGAAACCGGCTCTGTTGTGGATATGGAACTGGAACGCCTTCAACTGTACCCGCAGGGGATTGGGTGGAAGTCATCCATTGATGGCGTTGCCATTGACTTCGACAACAACCCGATTGCCCTTGATGAATACCGGCGTCTCGCTGGCAACGGTTGGAAGCACCCCGCGTGGGGCTTGGGTCTAAAGGACTTCCTCGACCAAGTGGTTACGGGACAACACCCCATGGGGCAGATTTACAAGCTGTACTCAGACGGGGACCAAGGCGGAAAGGCCGGGTTCATTCGGAAGGCTATCCAGGAATACCGGGAAGGGGCAGGCCAAGCCCTGCTCAATGACCCCGCGTTCAAGGACTTCCGGCGCTACTATGACGAAGAGAAGGCCATTCAGCGTCAGGCGAAACAGAAGATAACCCTTCCCAATTAAGCGCGAGTCAATGAGCGCCTAACCCAAACCCTGATTTCCGAGGGTTTTGGGTTGACGATCGCATCGAGCACGAACCGCGTTTCGTATTCTGGGAACGGCTCAACCACAGCCTTTGCCTTCGCGTATCCGTTCCGCGCCACGTCTGATTTGGTGGTTACAGTTCGCACTACGTCCACGGGTGCGGAAAGCCTGAAGACTGAAGGGGCAGATTACACCGTCACCGGAACCCCCACGACTGATTCGGGTGGGTATGCGTCTGGAACTGTTACGTTTGGAACCGCCCCAGCCTCAGGAACTCAGGTTCACATCGATCGGGAACCAGCCAGAACTCAAACCACAGACTACGTGGCCGGGGATGGTATTCCCCCTTCAAGTATTGAAGGCTCGCTGGATCGGCTGACGTTGCTGGTGCAAGACCTGGAATCCCGTCTTGCGCGCACTCTCATGCAACCACGCACGGCGGCGAATAGAAGCCTTGTCCTGCCTGAACCATCAACCGCAGTTGCCGGGCAATACTTTAAGGTCAACTCCACGGGGACGGCGTTTGAGGTATCAGGCACAGCCCCAACTTCCGGCATTACATCGCTGAAGGATTTCGGCGCTGTCGGAAACGGCACGACTGATGACAGTGCCGCAATCACAGCGGCAGAGGCATCAGGGGCAACGTGGATTTATGTTCCACAAGGGACATACCTGACGACAAAGGCCCCGCAGCAATTAACAAAAGTATATTGGGGCGCGGGGAAAATCCTTCTTTCCAATTATGCCACGCATAAGACACCACCCGTTTACACCTACATATCGTCTGAACCGACGACCCGAATTACTGGGCGCGACCCCGCGCAGGAATTCACGGGGGATTTCAAAAGTCCGCTTGCATATCAGCAGTATGTGGTCGGATCAGCGACGGCAGGCCAGCCAACAACTGGCTACAGACTGAACCCGGAACTCAGCCAAATCCGCGCGCATTGTTACACAAGCGCCGGGTACAACCACAGCACCACCGGCACGGCTGGCCGCACGAGCGTTGCACAGCTTGACCTTTATCACGTCATGGCGGGGCTTGGGGATGCAAAGACCATTGTTGCTGGCGGCTACATATCAAACCCGTCTCCAAGCCGAAATTCTAAATCAGTAGCGGACCCTGCGATAACGGGCCTTGCGGGTGGGTTCATTGCTGCCTCTGACGCAGTGAACATGGTCTGCGTGGAAATGCAGTTAGAAGACTTCGGTTACTTGAGTAGCGCAACCGGCGTGGGTATCAACCTAGTCCGAACGGTTGACCCGGGCGCGAACTCAAAGAGCTATTCGTGGGTTGGCTACTCTTGCCGCGCGACCGCAAGCACGTTCCCAATTGAGGCAGGGTTTCATCTGTCTGGCAGCGCAAGGATCGGTATCGATTTTTCAGCGGCAGACTTTACATCCGATCAGGGCGCAATCGCCCTTGCTTCAAATCATAAAATCCACTTCAACGCGGTAAACACAAGCTACATCGACCAGCCAGAGGGAACGGCCCTCGGCACTGTGACGCTTGGTTACAACTCAGTGTCAACCCGCTTCGATGCCTTGGGCGCTGATTTCAATATCGCGTCCACCAAAGTCTTCCGCGTGGACGGAACGCAAGTTGTGTCCGCTCGCGATACGGGCTGGGCCGCCATGACCGGCAGCACGAACAAGGCAACCTCTTACGACACATCCACAGTCACCCTTCCGCAGCTTGCGGGCCGCGTTATGGCCCTTCAAGCGGCGCTCACCGCACACGGACTTCTGGGAGCATAAACGAATGGACACCTCCGACATCCTCAACGCCATTTCCGAACAGAGAAACGCAGCCCTGAACCAAGCAGCTATCGCTTCGGCTCAGTTGGTGGCCGCTTCAAAGCGCATCAAGGAACTGGAAGACCGCGTGAACGAACTGAAGCTGCGGGTTGAAAACCTGCCTGCCTCTGAGGAGTAGCCCTTGACCGTCTCCACCACCGCCAATCGCGTCAGTTATACGGGGAACGGGGCAACGACTGCCTTTAGCTTCCCGTATCCATACCGGATCGCGGCTGACCTGGTGGTGATCGTTCGCACCATTGCGACGGGTGCGGAGAGTATCAAAACGACCCCAACCGATTACACGCTATCAGGCGTGACGGACTCGGGAACGGGTGGGTTTTCCTCTGCTACCGTTACCTTTGGCACTGCCCCGACTTCGGCGCAGGAAGTGCATATTGTCCGCAATGTCACGACAACACAGACGGCGGACTATACGTCCGGTTCAGGGATTAACCCGCCTACCTTGGAAGGTGGCTTGGACCTGCTCAGTCTGGCGGCTCAGTACTCGGCAGACGGTTTAGACCGGGTACTAAGGGCGAGGCGTTCTGATCCAGCCTTGTCGGACATGCCATCCAGCATCACGCGCGCAAATAAAATCCTTGCGTTTGATAGCAACGGGCAACCCACGGTTTCAACGAACACACTTTCCCAGATCGAAAGCGCGTCTTTGTCTGCGGGTTCGGTTACGAACTCGCTTCTTGCCAACATGGCGCAAGCCACGATTAAAGGCAGGGCCTCAGGGGCGGGGACAGGTTCCCCCTCTGACCTATCGGGAACTGAAGTCGCGGCTATCGTCCCAGCTTTCACAGGGGCAACCGCAAGCGTTGCAGGAGCAAAGGGCCTCGTTCCCCAGCCAGCGGCGGGCGATGAGGGGAAATGGCTTCGTGGCGATGGTGTATGGGCAGCGGGTGGCGGCGGGGGCGGTGGTGGTGCCCCGACTGACGGGGATTACCTTGTCAGAACTGCAAATGGCTCGCTCAGTGCGGAACGGGTAGTCACTGACACTTCCCGCGTAGCATGGGACTGGGGCACAGCCGGACAAGCGAAAGCCGATATTGTCACCAACTCGATTGGGAACACGTATCTTAGGCAATCGGCGGCTTTGTCCCTTGTCGGGCGTTCGGCGAATTCGACGGGCAATGTGGCAGACATTTCCGCCACGGCTGCAAGTGGGGCAGTTCTCCGCGAATCGGGCTCA